GTCTGGCAGCCAATATGCCATGGGTAATGGTGGTAATGTGACTTGTATATGTATTGTGTCAAAATTATTACAACCATATTGATCTGTTGCTGTTAAATATGTTATAATGTGTGTACCCAATCCTGCATTATGAGGACTAAAAATATTACCCATTACACCCGTTCCTGTCCATGTACCGCCCGGCGGAATTGCGTTTAACATTATTGGAGAATGATTTATATATATCGTTCCTACCGGTTCAATAACAACTATAGGTATGGGCATTACTGTAATGATTGTGGTATCAATGTCGGTACATGCTGGATTATTTAAAACATATGTTATAAGATGATCTCCTGCTCCTGCTTGTAAAGGATAAAACACATTTCCAATAACGCCCGGACCCGACCAAACACCACCCAAATCATGTGCGGTTAAAATGACGGGATGATCATTTATGCATAGTGTATCAATAGGATTTATGTCTGCGTTCGGCGTTGCAACAGGAATGATTTGATGATCCGAATCACTACATCCATTTATATCGGTGATACTATATGTTATAAGATGGTTTCCTGCTCCGGCAATGGCGGGATTGAAGACGTTTCCAATTACACCAGCTCCAGACCACATACCACCAGCATCTTGGGCGGTTAAAACAACGGGAGGGTCTGTTAGACATAAAAGTGGAACTGAAGTTATTGTGGCATCGGGAGCTTGTGTAACGTGTATCATAAGTGTGTCAGATGCTCTACAACCATTTATATTTGTTATGTCATATCTTACTATATGATCTCCGGTGCCGGCAATATTTGGATCAAATATATTCATAGTAACGCCATCACCTGACCAAGTTCCTCCCGGATCATGCGCCGATAAAATAACAGGTAAACTATTTGAACACAAATCATTAACAGGATTTATTGTCGCATCGGGATAGTCGACAATTAAAATAATCGCTGTTGTTATAACTGGAGGATGGTCTCCGTTTATTATGTCCACTGGACCACCGGGAATGGCGGGGTCATCATAAGGATTACAATAATTCCAATTTCTTAATGTAACTTGGAAATACTGACCAACGAGCTTGTCGTTCGCCACATTAATAATATTTGACCACACTCCCGAACCCGTAACAGGACCCGGTAATGTGATTATATTACCGACATATGGAAAAGTTTGAGATGCTCCGTCGATAGTAACAGGAATACCTGTCATTGTAATATCGGTTCCATATATCCATTGTATCCATCTTGTATTTACATTTGGATTGTCTCTTTCTTGGGGAGGAACACAATTAAATCGAGTTAAATCTTGAAAACGAGCATTGTCACCACTTCCAAAACAAATTGGCCAAACCACGGGATTGATATGCATATGTCCCCCATTGTAATTATCAGCATCCCAAACTGTAACTATTTGTTCTTGAGTTGATGATGTACAAAGCACCCCATTAACAATCAAGGTTGCCTGTGGATGATAATTACAGACATTTCCTGCTGATGTGTATGTGTTGGCGGCAGTGGATTCAAAGACACCGGGAGATAATTGTGTTGCAGGAATAGTTACAACTGTCCCATTATTCCAATCATACCTGATACTAACAGGACTTCCGGCATTATTTACACCCGTATATGTTACCCTCCATGACGCCGTGACCGGAGAACACAATTTATCTGGCGTAATGTCATTTGCTTTGGATAGAATAGTACAGGTTTGCCCAAACGTATTCAAAGATAACAACCATAATAATATTACTACAACCTTTCTCATTTTATATATCTTCTACCAGGTTTCTTCTTCTATTATTTCTAAATCCTCTTCTCCTTTTTCAATGTGATATGACCAATTGTGATTGTCATTAAAATCGCCATTACCATCATCGATTAATTGTAAGGAGTTTCGATAAAAATTCATAAGATGATCGAAATATCCATCTCGTAATTCTTCAGTTTTGAGAAATCTTTTGGTTTCTTTATTTAACTCTCCGTGACGATAAGATTCCTCGATAACAGTAAAAACGTGTATTTTCATATATCCTCCCTAAATCTTAATCCTACTGGAAATCTTGGTATACCATATTTGGTATATCCTTGAAATTGTACTGTAAGTATCTTACCAATAACCAAACTTGGATTGTCGGCATATTTCTTGAGTTCATCCATACTACCTTTCATTTTACAATCAAAAGTATTAATACCACCATAAGGTATTTGACAAGTAAATACGGCTTTACCTGCCATAGAACCCTTCGTACCTACTTTAACACCAACGATCAGAAACTCACTATCGTCGAATTCTTTGACCTTCTGTAAATTATATGATCTTTTATTTTCATATAGACCATCCATATTTCGTACCATACAACCTTCGTATCCTTGTGCAACAAAATGATCAAAAGCATCCATTAATTCATCTTCGTCATTAACAACAATTGTCTCCACAATACGTATTTGAGGATATTTCTCCGCCAAAGGTTTGAGATAAAGTTGGAGATATTCATTGCGATTTTTGTTCATTCCCATATTTTCAGGAACATCATATACATGATATTCAACTATTTCACAACCCGGCTGAGGTTCTTCTTGACGAATGAAAGAACTCAATTCTTCAAAGTTATTATGATAGTCATGATTATATAATTCGCCATCCAATGATTGATTACATCCAATCTCCTCAAGTGCTTTGATTATATGTGACATGCTAGTTATGGGTTTACGGGTTCTTGACCATAAAGATACTTTACCATTCTCATCATATTGAGCAATACAGCGATGCCCATCCAATTTCGGTTGAACAAGAGCCGGATATTTTATCTTATGTCCCTGTTCGTTGAACTTATGAGCGAGCATTGGAGCAATACCACCCTCAATGATAGCATCAACCTTACCATCCTGAGCATCCTCTTCATTGTCGACATAACCTTTCTTGAGTTGTTTTTCCCAATCTGATTTTGCTTGTGAAAATGCCTGCTCAACATCTGTTGTGGCGTTAGACCTGCCGATGTTCTTACCTTCAAGAACCAATTCACGACTTTCTTGAATCTTACCGCCAACCTGACCATAGTTAGTTATTATGGTTGCGACATTATCAATAATGTCAACATGCACTTCCCATTCCTGAATTGCTCCAGTACTTGTTTTCTTATAAAGCTTTGGTAACTTTTCCATTTATTAATAATTAGGATTATTTGTTATAATGCCATCACGATATAATACTTTAATATCGGATTTATATTGATTACATATAACCTCTCTTTTACCTATTCTCTCTAATGTTTTTTTAGAGATTCGGTAAAGTAATGTTATTTTACTTGGATCAATCTGATATGACTCTCCAGCATACCATTGCCCTTTTCGAATTCCAAAGTGCTCATCTGTTTTTTTAATTTCTACTAACATATTATTTTGAATTAAGTTTTAAATATTCTTTAAACCATCTATAAAACATATTAACAAGAATTGGTTGATTGAAACCATAAAGTCCACAGCCGAAAAAATCGTGACATTCTATTATAAATGTGCCACTATCGTCATTTATTCCAATATCAAGGGTATAGGCAATTGGGGCAGATTTATACATTTTAATCATACCTTTAATTGTATCCACATTTGGAAATCGTGTAAATTCTCCTGCATAATTCTGTAATCCAACTAATTTACCTTCATATATGAACGATCTCCATTCACTTTCAATTGAAATATATTCAGATATTTGATAATTGCCTTTAGATAATTTATAATCATCATTAATTAACTCTGCAAATCCTTTTATTCTGTCATTTGATTTCACAAATGATCTACCATGACCTTTAAGATCTGTTTCGCTACCATTATAGATTTCTCTTCCAGCATAATGAAAAAGTTCTTTTGGAACATTCAATGGCTTTGGCATAAGTCCATAAAAATGTTGTAGAAATTCAGTAACAAAATCAACACTACCAATTGGAACATAGTTTTTATGGCCTGGTTTAAATTCAATTAATGGATAAATGTCGTCAGGTTCGACAATATCGATAGTATTAAGAAATTTAACTATTACTTTATTTCCACCTCTGGCATTATAAAACCAGTTTTTGAACCTAATTGCATCAATCAGAGTAAACGAAAAATCGTGTCTGATTTCCTTATTGATTTTTTGTATTAAAAATTTCATATTGGTTCGGGATATGTACGATTGGAATATTCTTCAAATTGTTTTATTTCTTCTTCGGACATTTTATATCTTAAACGAGTAAGTTTACCAGTTTCAACTTCTTCTTTAAGCCTGAGATACTGTAGATATCGGGCTTTTCTCGATTCCTCACTTTTCTTCTTCCACCATTCAACACTTTCCTGAAATTCCTCATCAGTTTGATCTCGTAATCTCACCACTTCGTATTCAGTATACGCCTCCCATGACTCGTTCTCCGAATAGTGGCCAGGATCACTATGACAGCATATTTCATCATCAGGTAATAAATCTTTTGGAATATCAGATACTTTTAAGGGAGCATCTTCGTACTCATACCTTATTGTATGAATTGTCTCTTTAACTTGTCCTTTTTTCATTTTCAGTTTCTTTTAATTGTTCCTTTGCACAAGTTGAACCGAAAGGAAATGCGCCTTGAGATATGTGGCCTTCAGGGATTGATCTCTTACTCAACTCATCTATCTTATAGTATTTTCCATCGGTGTTACTTAACTCAAGCCACACAACTCTTTTGGCAATTAATACCTCACCACATCTTTCACATCTTATTACCTGCGGTTTCATAAATTATCTGGTTCATTAAGTTCAGTCCAATGTGTTACCACGAATTCGCCCAAATACTGTTCAATTACCCAGTGGTCGTTTTCATGATGATAACGGGCAAATGCATATCCACAAAATGTTCCATTTTTGTGTACCACTCTTATTACCACTTTCTCAGAAACTTTACGCTTTGAGTAAAAATCATCTTGGGTAATAACAGGCGGCTTTACAATTGATAAATTCCATTTAATCATGATAATTCGTTTAATAATTTTTTAACTTTATCAATATGTTTGTGATCCATTGGTTTTCCGCAGGTGTTCATTTTTATGAATGTCTCATAAATTCCACGAGTATCAGGATTTTCAAGAAATCCATAAGAAACACTATGATT